GCTTCTTTAAGCGTTGGGTTGGCTTTGAACCAGCCTTCCAGCTTTTTCATTGTAGCATCGACCCTCTCGTCGGCTTTGTTTGTATCGCCTATCTGTTTTTCTATCTCTCGTTGTAACTTCGCAGCAGGTGCGCCCATTTTGTATTTAACAGACAGATCAACAACTGCCTGTATGGGCAGCGATAGTAGAAGAACTTCTTTAGCTTTAGCTGCACCCCTACCGTCAAGCACGTCCTTGAGGCGTTCAATAAATGTGACCTTATCGCTTTTTGTGGTCGGCACGCTACGACGAGAACCGATGTTCTTAATCGTGTCCATGACGTTGTGCATCATGTACATTTCGCCAGCAAAACGAGAGTCAGGTGCAGGCGACAGCATAGCGTTTATTAGCTGATCTGCTTGGTTCAACGCAGAATTTACGGGCTTTGTCTTCATACCCATCATAACTCGCAAGGCGTTACCGACAGAGTTGAGGAACCTCTGCAGGGCGTTGATTGGTTCGCCCTTCACGTTTATGCCCGCCAGCTTACGTTGGAACTCTGGATTACCAAACGCCTCTGCTACGAACTCATCCACATTCTGTGAACCATACGCCGTATCAAGTGAGTCCTTCACGTCGTTAAACAGTTTGTTTAGTTGTTTAGTGAGGGGGTGTGACTTGTTAGCCAGTGTTGCCGACGTAGCAGCGTGTGTCATCTCATGCAGAATAGTGTGCGCGTTGATGCCAGTGTCTGCGTTGAGCGTTATCGTGTTTGTCTTTGGATCAAACTTGCCAGCTACAGGGTTACCAGCTTCATCAGTGACGAATTGCTTGACCTCTACTTTTGTGTTGCCTGCCACTCCTGACAGCGCACGCGCAAGCTGCGTGACACGCGGACTAGGAGATGTAACTTGTAGTGCCCGGAGCGCTTCTGCAAGTTTACCTTGTCTTAACAAGCTACCAATAACTGGATGAGTGGGTATATCAAGACCTGCTACAGCATCCTCTCGCAGGTAATCAGGAAGCACATCTAGGTCATCTTGCGTGTACTCAAAAAACTCAGCTTCGGCTTTAGCACGGCGCTCCTGCTCTACTTCCTTATCCATTAACTCTTCTTTTAGTCTTCGATCTGCTTCCTGCTTGCGGCTAGTCTTAACAGAATCTAGTTTCGTATTTAGCTTGCGTGTGACATCGGAAAGAGCCGCCTGATGATACCTTATAATGCTGTTAACAGCCTTATTTGTCTCTGCGCTTAAATTATCTCTAATCCATTTAAGCGCTCTTCTTGATGCGTCTTTTCCTGTCCCTGCGAAGTACTCACGCTCTCCAGCGCTCGTGTCTTCAGTGGCTTGAAAATCTTTTATTCGCAATTTTTCAGGTACGTTCTTGTCAGAAAACACCACCTCATGTGCTATGACTTCGATTGCGTCGTTAGGGTTTTGTTGCTTACGGAAGTACATTTGCGCCGATCGGGCCTCTGCACGCTCGGGCGTTTCTGTAGCTTTTTCTTTGCTTTGTTGTGCAGGTATGTTTGTTTTAATCAACGATAAGATTTTTACGTCATCAGACTCAGTGGTGTTTACATCCAGAGACACAAACTCTGTGTCACCATCCTCAGTTATAAATTCGGCTTTTGGCGCTTCACCAAATTTTTCAGTGTAGAATTTCACCCCTTCACGTTGATCCGAAGAGATTTCGTCCAACTCTGCATCAATGGTCTTTATTACTTCTTCTTCTATCTCTTTTTTCTTTTTTGCTGAGACCTTTTTCGGTGCAGCCTTCTTACGTGCAGCACGCTTTGGAGCGGCCTTTTTAGCGGCGCGCTTCTTCGGCGGTGTTACGACCTCATCAAACTCTTTTTCAAGCCGCGCTGTTTCACGCTCGTCGCCCTCTCGGAATACCTGTGCCTCAAGCTGTTCGTCTGTGAGGTCTTTGGTGCGTCTCTGTTCTTCGATGTCTCGCGCTTGTGCAGGCGTTATGGTCATACCAAGACGCCTTGCTACATCTCTTAGTTCTTTTCTTCGCGTAACCTTTGTCTCAGCTTTTTTAGCAGCAGCCCGCTTCGGTGTAGCTGCTTTCTCACGGACGGTCGGACGCGGCGTCGGTTTTTCTGCCTCAACAACTTCAGGTATTGCATCTCTGGCCTCAACAGGAGTAGGAGCTACAGCTTCCGGCACAGGTCGCACAGGTGAGGATACAACCTCTGGAGTCACCAACGGAGTTAAGGAGGTTGTACCTAATGCAGTTGGCTGATCGCCTGTTCTTCTTGTAGGACGCACAGGGCCAGTTCCAACGTCTCCCAATCCTCGTTGCGCAGGTGCGCCAGCTCTGGCGGTATCGGCACCTCCGACTCGTGGCTGTCTAGCAAGAACAGGGCTAACTCTATCTCTTTCTGCGTCATCTCTAGGGAGTGCAGTTGTTGGCTCATCATCCCGTATATCGCTTCTAGGTGTGTCAGTCTGCTCATCACGAGTTCCCTCCAACAAATTAGTTATCTTTTGTGATGTCTCAGGGAACTTTTCCTGAATGTTCTTGTTTCGGCTGTATGCCCCCAACTGCTTACGTACGTTGTCGCTGTTGAGGTCTTTCCCCATAATGCGTTTACGCAGGGGCGCTTTAGGTTGCACTCCCAACTGGTCGAGCATTTCTTTTGTTACGGGCACAGGATCCGGTGTAGGCTCCGGTGTAGGCTCCGGTGTAGGCTGCGGCGTAGGCTCTGGTCCTGTTAGCCTTGGGACATCACGAGTTTCAGTAGCACTGCGCCTCGGCTTTCTTTCGCGCCCCTCTGGAACGAATGGCACTTCGGTGCGTGCAGTCGTTACTCCTTCAGGATCAGTCTGAAAGTCTGCAGGGCGTATCTCTGGAACAGGAGACTTGGCTATAGCTTCTTCAATATCAACCTGCGTTTCTCTTGGCGCAGGCTGTCTTACCTCTGCAGCTTCAGGCACATCCATAAACTGATCTGCACGACGCAGTTCTTCTGGACCAAGACGACGGCGTTCTTGCTCTTGCTGCAATGCAAACAAATCTGGTTGCTCAAATGCTGCCTCATCACGAGCTGCCGCAGCTCTTAATCCCTCTCTGTCACGAGCTTCTCGCTGTGCGCGTTCTTCTTCTGGCTGTCTAGTTCTATCTCCCTCAAGACTAAACAACTCAGGTTGCGCGGTGTCTGTTCTTGCTGCAGATCTTGCTGCATCAGCGACACGCAAGTCTCGTACAACGTCTGCTATTTGTTGTTCTGTGGGGTTTTCGATTCCTTGACTAGCAAGAGTTTCTAGCGCTGCAGGCGTGTATTGTTCTACTTGTTGTCTTTCGTAATCAGCAGCTAAGAACTGTTGCTCTGAATCAGTTACTAATATATCTCGCCCTTCGGCATCCACCTCTCTTGTTGGTTCTGCAAATGGAGATGCCACGCGAGATGGGAACAACTCTCCTTGTTCTTGACCTTCTTCAAGCACAGGTAGGTCTGGATCTCCATCACCCCGTGTACGAGCGCGTGGAGCAGCAAGTTCAACAAGTGTCTGTACAAAAGCACCAACGCCGCCACCATACGCTGCAGCCTCACCAGAGCCTTCAAACGTGCCTTGCTCTGGATTGTATATATTCTGCTCGATTAGGTTCTGTGCAACGCCCGCAGCGGCTTCCTGACCAGCTTCAATGCCACCTTCACGTATGACTCTGCCTATGCGGTTAAGTATTTCTTCAGACGCCTCGTCTCCAAGCCCTTGCTTGAACATCTTGAGGAAACGCATTGGCGATATAAGTTCGGACGCGCCAACAACGGCACCCAGAGCCGTAGCTCCCGCACGCTCACCTGATGTAGCATCTCCTGCACGAGCGCGTTCACTAGCCTCGCCAGCACCAGCACCAACAGCAAGACCTGCAGCAAGCAGTGGATTAACTGCAGCGGCTGCTAAGATGCCACCAAATGAGCCTAATGCCTCGCCAAACTTGCGTCCGACAAGGTTTTCAGAGCCTTCATCAGCTCCATAAATATACTCTTCACCGAAGTCACCAACAGCTTGGATGCCCCTACGAAGTGCTAGTTCAGCATCTTCTGGCAGAGGTGTGATAGCACCAAGGGCGGCAGTTTCTACAAGACCTGCAACACCACCAACAAGACCTTTACCAAGCTCTTCAACTTGATCTATTAAATCAGTCTCGTCTTCTTGCTCTTTCTTGGCGTATATCTCGTCTAGATAGTCGAAATACTCTTGTTGTGAGGTACTGGCTCGTTCTTTACGGAGTTGCCCCTCAACTGCAGCAATAATCTGTGCATCAGTCGCGCCTTCTGGGCCTTCAACTCTATATTTTTTACCGTCAGGTCCAGTGACTTCGTACAGGGCCATGCTGCACTCCTATTAGCTTACTGGCGTTACGGTAAAGCCATCAGTCGAACCCGCTGGAGTCTGTCCCGGCAGTCCACCAGCTACGTTCCTTTCAAGATCCTCAATCATGCCCTGCAGTTCTTTTGTGGACTGATCTATTGCTTTCTCCATGGCCTGTTGCAACTCCGCTACAGTAGGATCAGCATCATCTCCTAGCGCCTGCGCCTGTTGAATCAATGGTGCGTATGCAGTTATGTACTGCTGTCGGACTGTTGCTATGATTTGATTTACTCTGCCAAGAACACCCTGCATCTTGATGGTATTACCAGTCCGCATAACGTCATTGCGTTCTGCATCAATAGCGTTCTTTTCTCTAGCCATAAGAGCTTCAATAATTTTAGTGTCTCGCACAAGCGAAGCTCTAAACCTAGCAAGCTGATTACTGGATGCAATTTCTGCTGTCT